ATTAGAAAGGAATTCGTTGTTATCTCCTGAAAGTGCACTATCAGTTTTAATTATTTGTGAGCCGTCCTTTGAAACTTTTGCCCATGTATTATCACTACCATCCAAACCGAATAAGACTGCTCTAGAACCCCAATCAGCTGTAATAGCCCAATTTGAATGGGAAATATATCCATTAGTGACTAATATATATGATTCCATAAGACAAATTCCATGCATGTTTCCTTTCCCTGAGCCATCTATTCCCATGTTACTGAATTGTATGGATCCACATCTAGAAAAGAATGCTACCGTCGGATCTCCATCAGATTCAGAGCTCGGTCTTGTAACAGAGGTATCACCAACAAGAATAATGCCTTGAAAATTTAATTTTGCTTGACAACCATGGCAAAATAATATGCCTTTCAACGGCATATTCCCATTTGTACTATTATTGATGATTACTTCACCAGATCCAAATTTATTGTCTATTTGAATTAGACCAACATTTATCGTTTGATCAGCACCACGTACATCAATATATATATTTTTAAATAAGAATGTAGGAATCAAACTAATTGCTTTTTGCAACGTTTTAAACGCAGTCGATACAGACAATCCATTGTTGTTGTCATTACCATTGATAAGATCAACATAGTACGTTAATTCATTGGTATGAATACTAGGATACAAGCTAGAGCTCTTTCCGCCTAATAGATCAGCGTCTAATCCACTATTGATACCATCAACAGATTTAAGTTTGGCTAATATATCAGCAGCAGTGTAACTAGATGCTAAAAGCGCGTCCGTTATTCCATACCCAGCGAGAGTTGTGGGATTTGTTCCTGCAGTAACTCGACCCTTTGCGTCCACTGTTACGGATCTATAGGTACCAGCCGTCACCCCTGTCGTGGCAAGTATGAGCGCCAAAGCGATATTGGCAGAACCGTCGAAACTTCCGGATGCAGTTCCATCACCTGTTAGCGACAGTGTTCGGGCTGTTGACAATTTATTTGCTGCCGCAACTGTGCTATCTGTTCCTGCCATTTCTCGCCAAGCAGTATAGGTGCCAGAGTTACAAGTACGGATAAAAATCCTGTTAGTATTATCTACCATTGAAAAAAGAAGTTGGCCCCGATAATTAGCATCATTGGTAGGCAATACAACTACTTTTACAAAAGTGCTTCCAAATCCATTCGGGACATTGACTAATCCAGTACCGTCATAAACCCCTCCGTTTACAACTGTATTCAAATCAGTTCCGGATGCTAGTCTTGTTGTTATGCTCGTTCCAAGGCCAAAAGATTGCACCCACGTTTTCGCGTTCGCGAGAGTGCTTGCATTAGCTGCCGCCTGTGCCGTACTTACCGGTTTATTAGCATCCGCCGTATTGTCTACATTTCCAAGACCAACGTTTGCTTTAGTCAGCGCGGCAATTGCGGTGCTGATCGCTGTAGTAATATCCGAATAATGCTTCCCGTCTACCATATCAGAATCAAGACCGGATCCGGATCCATCAACAGCAAGGAGCGAGCTGAGCAGTTGAGCAGCGACTAAGGTTAATGTCAAAGTCACATTTGAGCTACCATCGAACGATACTGAGCCTGTGGCTCCCCCGGATGCAGTTATTGTTCGTGCGTCTTGCAGTTTACTTGCGGTAGGCGCATTCCCAGTAGTCGGTAGAAAATAAGATGAATCATGACCATCTAGAAGATCAGCATCTAATCCACTACCGCTCCCATCAGCTGTCTTCAGTTTCGTGAGAATATCTGATGCTGAATCGTTAATTTTCTGCCATCCTCCAAAATTACCTGAAGAACAATAATTCGTATATATATCACCTTGATCAGTAGTTACAAGAACGTGCATAATACTTCCTGACGATTCAACCAGAGCATAGCCTTTTCCATACTTGGTATCAGGAAGTGAATTCGTAGTCCCACCTTTTAAATAAACTGTATGGAGTCCTACAGGAAGGCTTTTTAGTTTTGCATAGACATCATCCCCAGTATTTGTTTGCAAGTAGTAAGGGCCTGAATCAGAAGTTATTTTGCTGTTTTGAGTTATGGCCTGCAATGATGCTACTGCATTATTGATCGCAGTCGTAATGTCCGAATAATGTTTGCCATCGACTGTATCTCCGTCAAGTGCAGATCCGCTACCGTCAACCGTTAAAAGTTTTGATAAAACACTCGCTGCAGTCAATGTCGCTGCAAGGTTTACATTCCCACTACCATCAAAAGATGCAGAACCGGTTGCATCACCTGTGAGACTTATTATTCTCGAAGTTTGAAGTTTGGTAGCTGATGCAACATTTGAATCTGTTCCTGCCATCTCACGCCAATTTGACCACGTATCGGCTGCATACCTTCTAATAAACAAATTATCTGTAGACGATTCTTGAGCTATTTGAGATGTATATGCTGCATCAAAAGCCAAACAAACTATATTCCAATACGTTTTTGTATTTGGTGCATTAGTAAGTGAACTGCCTTTATAAAAGCCACTAACACCCTTCAAATTATTCAAATCAGTTCCGCTTATATCTTTACTGGTGCTTCCTAATCCAAAGCTCTTTACCCAGTTCAAAGCATTGTTGTAAATAGTAGCATCAGCAGCAGCCTGAGCAGTTGAAACAGGCTTGTTAGCATCTGAAGTGTTATCCACGTTTCCTAGACCTACACTCGCCTTGGTAAGCGCTGCTATCGCACTGTTAATCGCAGTCACGATGTCCGAATAATGTTTTCCATCCACGGTATCCCCATCAAGATTAGATCCTGCCCCATCTACGGTAAGTAACTTTTCCAACACTTTTTCCGCAACCAAAGCCGCATTGATTGTCACGTTCCCAGATCCGTCAAAAGATGCTGAACCCGTTGCATCTCCACCTATTCCAATTGATCGCGCGGTCTGGAGTTTGCTTGCAGTCGCCGCATTTCCATCAGCATTTCCGGTAATCGAAGTTGGAAGCTTCCCATTTGCATCAAGCTTTAGTAGCTTGTTTGCTGCAGCTATTGTCGTGACATCTGTTTTAGGAACGACTGTTGCAATCACTTGCGTGATTTCGTCCTTGGTATAGCCGTTATCCTGCAACTCTTTTAATGCTTGATAAACAAGATTGAAGAACCAGTTGAACCAGTCTGCTGGTGGCTTAGACCCTGCAGTCCATCCATTATCTTTCGTAGTTTGAGGTGGCTCAGTCCCAGGATTCTTCCATTCGGGAAGGATTTTGGTAAATGGCAATTTTATCACTCTCCTTAAATCGGCAATTCATAATCGTTTTCGGGAACAAACAGACCGCCAAAAATGCCGCCAGTATTTTGATCAACATTCGCAAAGCCTTCCGAACTTTGCTCCTGGATAATTCCGCTCGCAAAGCCGAATGTTCCTTCAAGATTGACGTTTGTTATGCTCACACCGGCAGAGACAACCTGCTCAGCAATTTGCAAGAACTGGTTAATGCTCATCCCGATCGTATTCAGCGCAGTTAAAGGCGCCCTTTGAATAATAATAGATGCCGGAAGGCTTTCATCTTCCTGAATTTCTATGTTCTCGGGATTACAATTCAGCGTCCTAGATAGTGCAGCGATCATTTTGTTGTACGTACCATCCGATTGTCCTTGGATAATCTTAGCGATTATAATCGAGCGATAAATTTCATCGGTCATCTGACCGCGATTCTGCGAAAAGTTTGCTCCGATTAAGTCGAGCGTCTTGCCTCTCGCTTCGTTTAGATCTCGCCACTTCTCGATTGTGGCATAGGTTTCTGATACCTCATCCACCTCATCAGAAATGAGACGCAGCACCTTTCCGATGTTTGAATCCGGATTCAGCGTATATCGGTCTGTCATTTTAGAAATCCACTCTTTAATCATGTGTGCACCACCTCGATAAGCGTTGCATCCGTTTGGGCTGCTTCATTCGGACCAACAGCCACATTAGACGTACCAAGCGCCTGTCCATGCCGCCCAACTGTTATTGTGACATCATCGACCCCCGCAACCGCATAAATACAGCTGAACAGACGAGAATAGACGATATCTTCCCCCATAGCGAGCCCTGCATGGAATGAGCTATTATCATCAGAACCACCAATATAATTAAGAACATTTTGCCGAATCTGGTCGTCGCCGTCTGTTTCGAATGATGAGTTAGTTTTGACAGAAATCTGCACTGCAATATCGATTTCAGCCGCATAATCAAACTTGATTATATGCGTCGTTTCACTGCTATCTACCGCATCAACCGATTGAGTACCAACAGTTTCAATGCCAGCTGCCACGGAATTTAGCAGCGTATCAGCGATATCTTCTGAAGTGCCACCGAGGACATAGGCGTGAACACTTTTCGGTGGATTTCCTGAACTATCCGTCTGCATGGTATTGTTTTCAATCACATTTGCCGATCGAACGCCGGACGTTTCCAGTAGATTCGCCACAATTGATGGAAAGGTTGCGTTCCCAGTACTGCTGCTTCCAGACACGAGTCGTTGCCTGAATTCGTCATCCGTCTCCTGGTCGCGTCCTCCAGTAGACTTCTCTAAATTCGTTACTGAAATAACGTTCGAATCAGGATTTGCTTGAATAGTAATGCTACCGGCTGCAACAATGGTATCAATGCCAATATCAGTTGAGACGGCATCAACGGACCCGTTCCCGCTAGCATCCAATATCAGTTCAGCAATCGTTTCAAACTGGATACCGTTGGCCGTTGTGAACACAGAACCTTCCTCAATCAAATAATTAGGGTGCCCCGTGATCGTCAGCGTGATCTGGCTTGAAGCTGCCGGAATTCGTGATGTACCCATTAACGTGCTCAACCGATCTAACTGTACACCTTCGCTCTTGGTGACGAATCCTGCGTTATAGACGTTTTCCGCAACCTCCCAAGCAATGGAGAGGAACCAAGCAAAAAGAATAATGAGGATGCCGAGGAATGACTTCTGAGAGACGTTCACATCAGCTCCCCACAGCTCCCGGGCCTTGTCCTGCATGTCACTGACAAGATCGGCATAACTCTTTTTCTGAAACCCATTTTCATCAAGCATTCAACCACCTCCTAACTTCCAACATCAACGTCGTTTAGCTCAATTGCTTCTCCATCGTCGTCAGCCTTGGTCATGGACAATGATACGCTCCGTGTTCGGGACGAATGATCATCGCTGAACGTAATTTCGTCCACCGTCGCAATACGTTCTTCCTGAGCAATTGCTTCGACAATGTCATCGTGAGCAGCATCTTGATCCGCTTGTTTTCCGAGTAAATTATCCCGGTTCAATCCGAATTCTGTGTCCATAAAAAACTCGCCCTGTCTGGTCATTAAAATGCTCTCGACCGATTGAGCAAGCTCCTGATCTCCCTCTACCATCTGTATCTCGCCATTCTTCATGACAAGGTCTCCGTTTTCATCTATTAGTGGTGCTTTCATGTTTGGATCACCCCAATTATCATAGCGTCCGTCAGATCGTGGCTGCGCGTCGAATCGGGATCGAACTTTTCTGATCCGTTCATTTCGTCCAGAGCGCGATCAGCAAAGAGCAGGACGACAACATCACCTGCAGCTAAGTCGCCAACATGTTTGAGTACCAATGCATCTTCTATTAACGGCCAGGCATCTAGGTTTCCGTCATTATCTTCGGACATAAAAAGAGGCTCCACATCTGCTGTGTGGGCCCCTGAATCGTACTTAATTACTTTTGCCGGCGCTGATACATACAAATTCAGCTGAATATTTCGTAATAAAGCATCAAATAACCTTGTAGGTTGTGACATCAAATCACCTGCACTTCTGTAAGAAAATCAGTACCATCGCTGTAATGTTTTCCGCTTTTAGCCCTGTATTTCCCATTAGCTGTATCAGATTTCACAGTAATGATGCTTGCCGTTGTGATTCGATGTTGGAGCAAGCATTTAACCGTGTATCCTTTACCATCCGTATCATCGTCAAACGGATCTGGTGATTCTACAAGCCCTGTATCGCTGTTCAACGTGCAATGCTCATCGTCTCCATTTTCAATGGACCTGATCACCATTTTACCGCGGCGATAATACATGGAGGCTTTACAATCACGGACGACCTCTTCCAGATTATTTTCAATCAAGCCAGTTACACGGTAGCCTTTTTTGTAGACTTTGTTGTATGGCAACGACAATTCAGCTAGTTTTACACCAAGATCCTTACATAATCGCTTAATGATCGCTAGCCCACTCGTGCCTTTCGCAAAGGTTATGGCTTTCGTTCGCTTTTTGTACTTGGCTTCTTTTACCGTCTTGTAACTGATGGTTGCTACATACTTTTTCAATTTCGTAGTCGTCTTGATCTTACCGTTAACAATCTTGTTCGTTGTGACTTTATGTGTTTTGATGACCTTAATTGGTTTGGCCAGCTTTACTCGCTTTTTGACGTAATATTTCTGCACCGGATCAGCCTGAGCCATGGTCACCTTTTTATGGCTGAAATCTTCGCCTTCCAAAAAAGAAATGGTCGTAATCTTATCCACGCCATCGCGCTTGGTTAGAGCGGTTGAAATGCGACCACTAGCAATCACGCCATAGTCACCCCGATACCCCGCCTGAACGGTACAGATATCACCCTGATGGATGCGGCCAATTGTATCCTTGGACAAATTGTAAATATCAACTGTCGAGGTGTTGGGCTTGGCGTCATCATCGAACGGGCACTCAAAGTGAATCTCAAGCTCGTCTCCGTCGAACGTAGTGGAGTAAGTGCCACTCACATGAATCTTAGTCACTCGGCCAAACAGCTTCGCGTTAGTCGCCATAGCCACCATCTCCATCATTCTGATCAATATTTCCACTGTCATTTAGATCGTCCGCACTTGGCCCGCCATCATCGGAATCATCCGGAAGATCATCAATGCACAAGAACACGGTATCGCCAAAATTGTCCCACGTCACACGCTTTGCCTGTCCCGACTCGTCTAATGGAACAAGATCTTCACCAGGCATATTCTCAATGTCGTTTATCTCATTGAACAGGGGCATATTCAGCACTAATTTCTCGCCGCCAACAAGAACATTTCCAAGTGCGTCGCGTAGGGTAGCTGTGAAAAAATCATTGGTTTCGTTGTATTCGATATCAATAAAAAAACTGTCGTCTCCGGAATCCCATTCGAACCGAAACGGCAATTGTGTTTTATCTATGTCGATATAGTCGTGTTTCATGATCACGCCACCCTAATTTTCTTGCCGATCGGAAGCGACTTATCCGGATATTTATTCCATGATCTCAGTTGTGATACGGGAGCACCGTACTTTCGTGATATCCAGTAATACGTCCAGCCTTTTTTAATCGTTTTGTACTGTACGCTCGTCTTTTTATTGGACGTTTTTTTCTTCTTTCCAACCGTTTTTTTTGCCGTTTTCGCCTTTGCCTTGGTTGCTGTCCATTTCTCTTTAACGATTCGAATGAACTGAAGTTCGGCTGTAACTCCGGCCCCATTCATGAGCGCGTTCGTTCGCTGATCGTTTATTGTTGTGATAATGACGTTCTTTGCTACAGTTCGACCGGTGTAATGCAGCAGTGTTCCTTTTCGCATACAGTTTCTGAAATACCGAAGATCAGCCTTATACCCAGATTCCTTGACGATCGATCCAGTAAGTGACAACGTTTGTGGCTGCTGTTGTATATGATCGGTGATGGGCTCGCCTTGGTCGACCGGATAGGCCGTTGCCGTCACCGAGTTGTTTAATTGCTCATCATCGATGTACAATTTCACTTTCCCAAGCTTGGACATTAGTTAAGCCTCCCCGGATCGTATATCGGAACGAGTTGTTGAAGTATTTTTTCAACTTCATCGCGCACTTGTTTTGCGATCGATCCGCCTATGTTCTTACCATCGTCTGATGATCCGTTCACGGTGATGTTTATATTAAAGGTTGGGTTAATCTGCGTATTACGATTTTGGGACCCAACCGAAATTTTAGGAGATCCGTTCGGATCATCCTTCTTTTTCTTCTTCGAGAAAACGTCCTTAGCCCACTCCCCGGCTTTTTTAGTTCCCTTTGCGTACCCACGATAAGCACCACCACGGGCCATTGACACAATGCCGGGCACCTTGTTTATTCCACCGTATCGAGATTGAATGTAGCGCACGGATGACGCTACTTGATCAATCGGGTTCATCCATGTTGTATGGCCTTTGACGGCATGTGCCATAAAGGTCGATTTGATCATCTGCATCAATCCTGCAGATGGATGACCAGCTTTTGCATTGGAATCCCATCGATTGACCGAGTTCGCATTTCCTCCTGATTCGTGCTGTGCGATAACAGCCAATCCTTTTGCCCAATTCGCTCCTGAAACGCCTGCAATTTTCATGCCTTTAGCAATCCACGACTTGGCACTACCTGGAAGATTGACGCCTGTGATATCACCCATAGCAGCCGCACCAGATGAATGCGCAATTTTAGAGATTGCAGAACCC